CATCCAAACTCCTAAGTTCAACAACCCCACGTTTTGGATCATTTTCATCAATCATTATATGATAGTACAATCTTCCCTCAATATACCATCTACGAAAAATTTCGTGACCATAATTATTAAAATTTAGAAGATCCAAAATAGTTTCAAATTCTCCACGAACCTTTTTCTTAATACCATCTGTGAGATCTGTTTTGTCGAGAACTATTTGTACTGGTGGGCTTGTATCATCAACTACAATCGCTTCATTTATAATATTATCAATTGCAACTTCACAATCAGCAGTTTGAGCTATTTCCCGATATTTGAGAATTAGTTCAACTTCATTCTTATATTGACCATCCATGTCAAGATAGGAACCATAGGCCCCAGCACCAGATACCACCATTGAACCATCATCACTTTCTGGAAGTGTAAATGCTGGAACATTAGCGCCTGTTGCTTCTCGACTTTTTCTTTCAACTTTGAAACCAAATATTTCAAATGCCATAATTAACTCCTATGTTTGTTTCTGTAAATCAGTGCCATGTGTCACATCTGCTGATAATAGATGTGGTTTTGATCCTGGCATCCATCTATCAAATGTCCAAGTACAAGTAAATTCTTCAATTTCTTGTGTTCCCCAATCAAGATTGATTGTAGATAATGCCGATGGAAATGCACCTATCAAATGATAATGATGTAAGTGATCTCCATCTTTACCATATTGTGTAATAATAACTTCACCTTTATATTCTGCCGTTTCTCCTTGACCCTTCCATTGGTCTACTCTCTTATTTAGTTTGTGATCTGAGATGAAATCTATCCACTTTTCAAGAACAGCACGAATACCAAAATCTTCATCGTTTATTATAGTAGTATCTAGGGTATCAAAAGTACGATCTCCTGCTACTTTAATTGCCTTACCATGAAAAAATACCTCATGGGTGCCAATTGTAGATGCAGGAATGGTTGTTGCTTTAATTAAAAATCTAGATGGAGTTGGGGGTAAACGGAGGCCCTGAGGGTATTGTATTTCAACTGAAAACAGGGAAGGACGAGCCCCACCCTGTTTTAGATTGTTTTTGAATTCTGTTAATGCGAAAGCCATTCATTTTATATATCGAAATTATGGGATGAATTAATTTTATGAAACACCACTAACTATACTGGTTGGAGCTGAAGCTGAAGCGCCATGACCCCAATAATCATATGCCCATGTTACTGTATATTCTTGTATTGCATCACTTGCCCAATCTAAAGGAACTTCTGCAAGTTCTGTTGGCCAAAGATTGTAAAATTTATAAGTATGTAAATCTACTCCTGTCACACTTATCTGTGTAACAGTTGCATCTCCATCCATAAATGTTTTTGCATGCCCCGCATCTCTTTTGCCGTCAAATTCACCAGACATTGTTCGCATCCATTCCATAATTTTTTGACGAACTTCCATGTTTTCATCATTAATTACTGTAGTTGTCCAATTGTCGAATGTGCGAAAACCATTCAATTTATAAGCTCTTCCTCCAAAATTTACTGGAAGGGGTGCAATATTATTAGCAGGTAATGCTGCTGCTTTTACGAGAATATTTGCATCATCAGAAAAACTTAATGTACCAGTGGTTGAATTAATATCAATCTTGTATAATGACGGTCTGGCGCCACCACCACCTGCCACTAAGTTGCTTTTAAATTCTGTAACTTTAAATGCCATAATTGTCCTTATCCTATTGAGCTGGAAATTCAGTTACCTTTTCGTAACCTTGAATGTTATAATGCTGATATGCCCAAGTAACATCAAATTGTTCGATGTCACTCATTGTATCATAACTCAGTGGAATTTCAGCAATAGTCGTGGGCCACAATCCTGTAAATTCTACTTCTAAAATTTTAGTGCCCGATTTATCATATTGAGCCAATGTTCCAGTTGACCATTCTGAACCCATTTCTGGCCCAAAACTTGAATCTCTTACATTTTCAACATGACTGTTTATATTTGCCATCCACGCTTCAATGTCAGCACGTTCTTCACCTGCTTCAGTTTGAATAATGGTTGTTGATAAATCCCCAAAAACCATATCGCCGGGAATTTTTACAGTCCGTCCAAAATACTGTCTCTCTATAGGAGTTACAGTAAGGGGCGGAAGTGCGGAAACATTACAATACAAATTAATACTACCTACTGTAGTTGTGCCAGAAATGTTAAAATCAAAAAACGCTGGACGGGCGCCCCCATACTTGAGCGCCGCCTTAAAAGTGTCTATTCCAGATGTCCATGTTGCCATTTAGTTTCTCCTGTTTAATACTTGTTACTTTTATTTATATCAAACAGCACCAACAACTTCAGAGAATTCCACTCCACTACGAACAGCAACAAAGTTGAGTTGAATGAAGTTAATTGCTCTTGAAGGTTTGATAAAGATATCGCCTTGGAACCTGTTAGAATCTACAACTTGTGGTGTGTTATTTGAAGAATCACAAACTACCAAGAAGTCTGAAATTCCACCACGACCTTGAATGTCACGGAGAAATGGTTCGACCATTGATACAAATTGTGCTCTTGTGAACTCATCGTTGAATTCAAACAACTGGAATCTGGCTGCATTCGCAATCGCTTTTTCCAGAAGGATGAACAACCTTCGTACATTGATTCTATCAAATGCAGATGGTTTTGTCAATTGTGTCTTGTCACCAAACATAAGAGTACCTTCGCCTGGGAACGAAACAATTGGATTCACTTGTGATTGATACAACTTATCACGTTCTGCTTTCTTCGGATTAAAAGGAAGATTTACAACTCCTTTAATTTGTCCTCTGGTAAATCCAGCAGGAGAGAAGAAAGGATCACGGTCTGTGTCAGTTCTTGCACAAAGACCAGCAATATCACCATTTAATGGCATATAACGGAATTTGTCGTTATGTTTGTCGAATCCACGTTTCCATCCAGAATCCATAACTGCGTAAGAAGAATTCTGATTAACAGCATTCCTATGATCAACCACATTATCAGTTGCAGTTGAAGAACTTGTTACTCCAACAACTTGTGCTCTTGTTGGTGAGAAAAATGCAACACAATCTTTTCGTGATTCTGCAATATTTCCAATTACGTGACGAACAACTGTTGAACTATGTGAACCTGTCATTAAAAGAGAAACATCAACATCTTCTGCTGATTTCAGGTAATCATACGCCCTAATAAGATCTGCATCGGAAGGAGCTGTTCCATCCGATCCACCCTGTAAACTTAATGACAAAGGAGTAGAACCATTAGCAAATTCATCAGCAGTTTGTGCTCCACCAGCATCGGCAGTTGCACCCCAAGCACGCAAAGTTCCAGAACCAGCAATCGAATTTGTGAAAAGAGTTGCATCCCCTGCTACATCTTGAACAGCAGTAGCTGAGGCAAATCCTGCCATTGAAGGATGATTTAACCACCAAAGATATCTGGAATTTTTGTTGATGTAGTTTTTATAAAAAACATCTTCTCCTTGATTATCTTTTGCACCAGTTGCAACCGAAAGGTTTGCATGTGCTTCTATGACTTCGCCAACTGATCCTGTCCAATCCCCATCTTCATCAATGACTGCAACATGAATTTCATCTAATGCCATATTTTTGTCTGTTGCATATGCTGATGTTGTAGGAGGCCCCTCTGGAAATGCACCTTTATATTCCCACTCTCTTTGATGTCCTTGAGTGGCTGCAGTTATGAGGAATGTTTCTGAAGTTGTCAATACAGTATTTGATGTAATGGTTTTTACTCTCTTAGATTCACCATTAACTGTAATTGTATCTCCTACCACATATTGTGAATCAAGTAATGTACCCAAACCAGTTACAGTAGCACTATCTGCGGTTACTGAAACAGTTCCCTTCATGAAAGTAGAACTTGTGGAAAATGCAGATCTCTTTTGGCGTGTTGCTGTGGTTGCACTTACATCAGCAGTATCAGATGCACTTGTTGAGGAGCAAATCAAAGAAGTACTATTGGTAACAGCAGAAACAATATGATAACCTGTTTCTCCTGTAATCGAAATAGCATCTCCGCACCTAACTTCTATATCGAACAAGGTTCCACCTGTTCCTGTAAGAACACCAGTTGCTACTGCCCATGCAACTGATCCAGTTAATGTAGCAGAAGGTCTATCGCCAGGGCAAATGGATACTTTTAAACTATTTCCAAGAGATCCTGCCCACTTTGCAACGAATGGGCCATCATTGACATAGTTTGTTACACCACCACCTTCTGATCCACCCTGTTCTGGATCATAATTGGTGTAATAATCTTCCGAGGTTTTTACTTGCAACGCTGCATATGTAGCAGTATTTGCGGCAGCATTAGTAGGCGCAGCAGCATTACTTGCAGTAGTATTTGCAGCACGAACAAGATTCAATGCATTCGTATACCCC